CGACGTTGAACTCGTTAGAGACGATGAACTGAACGGCGTAGTCCACGACGCCATCCTCGATGCGGCCGGCGAGTGCCTCGGGGTCGAGGCCGGCCGGCACGTCGAGCACGATGTCGGCCGGCCGGTAGCGGCCGATGCGGTCGAACTTGACCGTGATCTCGAGCGTCGTCACGGTCAGCCTTCCCGGTGCGGGTCGTTGGGCTCGCCGCGCTCACTGGCGAACGTCTCACGATCGGCCACCGACAGGCCGTAGCACGGCATGAGGTCGCACGACTCAAACGAGCTCGGGCCGTCGGTCGGCTTGTGCTCGCCGTGGATGTTCCACGCGGCCTCGAGGTCGTTGGCGGCTGCGGCGACGTAGTGCTCACCGGCGTACGCCACACGGGCCATCACGTCGATGTCGCGGCACGGGGCGATGATGCACGCCTCAAACGAGTCGAGGCCGACGTACGGCCGTTCGCCCTGCCGGTGATGGCCGGCGTGCGCCGTCCAAGCCTGCTCGATGGCGGCCGCTTCCATGTCGGCCATCGAGTCGTCGCGGCCGGCGCGCGCCTGCATGCAGCCCGACGCCGTGCACTCGGCGGCCTTGCCCTGGTGGACGGTGGAACCGTCGGCGGCGATGTGGACGGCCATGCCGGGGCCGCCGTGGAACTCGACGGCCGGACCGACGCGCATCTCGACGCGCGCCTCGTCCTGGTCGATGCGGACGGTGCCGGCGTACTGCTCACGGTTGCCGGCGTCGGCCGAACAGCACGGCTCAACCTCGCACGCCCAAAACGACAGGCCGTGATCGTTCATCGCGTGACTGATGATCGCGAAGCGCAGGCCGATCGTCGAGTTGGCGTAGATGTAGCGCATGGCGCGCGTGACGCTGGCGCAATGCCCGTTCGTGCAGTCGGCGAATTCCTGGCGGTGGCCGGCGGCACCGGGCATGCCGTGCACCCGGTGCGCGTCGGCGACCTCGGCGAGCGCGGCGGCGTTGGGCGGGTTGCTGGCGGCTTGCATGGCGTCGGCGGCCTCGGTGGCGAACGCGCTGCCGGCGGGCCGGGCGACGTAGCCGGCGCCGGGCTGCCGGCTGACGCGCTGCGCGAACGCCTCACGGCTCAACTGGTCGACCTCGACGCACGGGGCGAGGGTGCACTCGGCGAGCGCCCGGTGCGTGCTCTTGGCGTGGCGGGTGCGGTGGACGTCGAGGACGGTGGCGAGCTCGTCGTCGGTGAACGTCGAGCGGGTCGGCACGGTACCGCGCGACTGCTCGTAGGCTGCCCGGCGGCGCTCAGTCAGGTTGACGCACGGCTCGGCCGGGCACTGCTCGAACCGGTAGCCGCCGGGGTGGCGCCGGTGCTTGCCGTACGCCTCGATCTCGACGCGCCACTCGTCGAGCGAGTCGGCGGCCGCGCGCAACTCATCCTCACGCCGCCGGTCGTCGACACACTGCGTGGCGTGCACCGTAGCGAGGACGGCGGCGATCCGGGCGTGATGGCTGGCGACGTCCACGGGCGCCGGGTCGACCGCCTGCATCATCCACGCGTCGGCGGCGCGTACGCGGGCGTAGATCGTCTCGGCGAGCTCGGACACGTTGGCGAACCGGGTGCGGCTGATCGTGGCCTCGTCGTCGCCGAGTTGCCGGTACGCCTCGGCTGCGTCGAGACGGTCGCCGATGTGGTGAACGTGGTTCGTGAGGTCGTTGACGGTGGCGGTGAGCTCGTTGACGTGGTTGGTGGCGGTGAGGAAGCTGCCACAGTGTTCCGTCTGGTGATCGTCGATGGCGACGACGAGCTCGCGGAGTTTGGTGACCTCGGCACGGTGGCCGGTGAGCTCGCCGCGGGTTTCGGTGATGATCCGGTTGGCGTTGTCGACGCGGCCGGCGAGCTTGGTGAGCCGTTTGTCGTGGTGGTCGAGGCTGGCGACGTCTCGCCGCAAGTCCTCGGCCACCCGGTCGAACCGCTTGCCGTGCTCGTCGAGCTCGGTCCGGTGCTCGAGCAAACGCTCGGCCGCGGTGAGGTGGCGGCCGTCCATCGCGTCGAGCCGCTCGTCGAGGCCGTTGAGCTTGCCCTCGTGGTCACTGAGTACGCGGTGGGCGCCGTCGAGTCGGGCGCCGTGCTGGTCGAGGGTTTCGATGACGGCCGCGGCGTGCGCCGGGTCGTAGTCGGCGGGCACGGGGTCGCGCCGCTTGGGGTCGGTCATGGTGATCCTTCCGGGTGTCTAACGGGTGAACCAAATCGTGAGGCCGACAGCGGCACTCACGTAGATCAGGTGCATTAGCACCTTGGCTTTCATGGCGTTCAATGCTGCTCCGTTCGTTGTGCGGGACGGGGCCGGCCGCCCCGAGGTGGAGACGGCCGGCCGCCGGGCTACTGCTGGTAGTACTGCGGCGCCTGCTGCTGGGCGACGTTGCCGTACGCGGCGACGGCCTCGGGCGAGCCGGGGCCGGCCGTGCCGGGCTGGTAGGCGCCCTGCGGCGGGTAGCCGGCCGGGGCCGGCTGCTGGGCGTACTGCGGCGCCGGCTGCTGTCCGTAGACGGGCTGCGGCGCGAACGCCGGTTGACCGTACTGCGGGGGCATGCCCTGCGGCGCGTAGGCCGGCTGCGGCTGGCCGTACGGGGCCGGCTGGCCCTGCGGGTACGGCTGCGGCTGGTACGGGTTCACCAGCGGCGCCGGGGGCGCCACGGGGGCGGCCGGCACGGTCGACGGCTCGGCCTGCCAGTTGGGCCGCCGGTTCACGAACTCGTCAGCCCGAGCACACGCCGACGGGTCGCCCGACTGGTCGAGCAGCACGGCCGGCGCAGCGTTCGCGCCGCGCGCCTGCCCCTTGCCCATCCGGGCGAGGACGGGCACGCCGAGCTGCCGTGCGAGTCCCTTGGCGAGCACCTTGCCACCCCACATGACGCCGATGTAAGTCTTGCCGGGCTGGCCGTACTGGTCACGGTCGTCGAGGTCGACCACATTGACCTTGATGGCGTCCGACGGCGGCTTTTCGGCCTCTTTCACGGTGCCCTGCGCGTCGTACGTGGCGGGCCGGCCGGCGAAGAATGACGGGTGCAGCGAGTCGGCGACCACGATGAGTAGGTGGTTGTCGAGGCTGGTGGCCGTCACGCGGTCGCCGTCGGGGGCGGCCTCGGGTGCCGCCCACCGGCCGGTGCCGGGCTGCGGGGCGACGGGTGCCGGCTGCGGGGGCGCGTACTGTGGCGCCGGCTGGCCGGGCTGGTACTGCGGCGGGGGCGGCCCGTACTGCGGGCCGGGTCCGGGCTGCGGGTACTGCGGTTGCGGGTAGGGCTGCACTTGGCTTTCCCTCGTTCCTTCTTCTTGGGCTGCCGTGTGAGCGTGTTGCTCGGTTGGCGTGGATGGCCGGGACTCGAACCCGGTACGGCGGCCGGCCAATCGATAGACGGCCAATCCGTAGCGCCATGCCCACCCGAGTACTAGTCGGCGACGAGGCCGCGCTCGGCACGCCACTCGCGTACGGCGTCGTCGGCCTTGAGCTTGGCCGGCACGTCACGCCACGGCGTCAACGCCACCGGGGCGAGCGACATGCCGCCAAACTCGCCGTCGTAGGCGAACATGTCGGCCGGCACGATTCCGCGCACCTCGACGCCGCCGACGGTGCCGCGAACCTGCGCACCCTCGAGCTTGATGCGGTTGGTGGGCCGCGGCGTGGCGAGGCCGTCGTCGTAGCCGTTGCCGTATGCGGCGTTCATGCCGGCGAGGTCGGCGCCGTGCTGGACGTAGCGGCCGAGCCGGTACACGGCGGCGAGCAGGATGGCGACGCCGATGGCGGCGAGGACGAGCGCGATGTGTCCAACGACGGCCGCGGCGAGCGCCTCGTAGAACGCGATGAGCGTGTGCATGGGGTTCCTCCGGTTGTGCGTGTCAGATGGTCGAGCTGTCAACTTAGCACAAGTGCACGGTCACCCGTCAACGCCGGGCCGGCCGAGTTGCCCCAACCGGCCCGCACGCCGCTAGTCCTCGCGCGTCCCGGTTGGGGTAGCCGGGTTTCCCCCGGCATACTGGTCGACGGCGAAAATCCGGTAGATCTTGCCGTCACCCACGAACCCGAGCGACGTCCAGAACGTTGTTCCCTGGACGATCCCCGCACCCGTCTGGACCTGATACGAGCCGGTCGATGAGGGGTAATTGGGATAGATGACGGCCCATACGACCGTGTTCTTTCCCTGGTAGTGATCCTGCCAATTCTTGATCGCGACGCCGTTGCAGTTGTTGGCCGGCTTGGTTGCGGCCGGCTGCCAGACGGCCCACACCGTGTTCCCGTCGAGCGTGGCCAGCCCGTGCGAGGTGAAGCCCAGGTTGGTCGTTACCCGGCACGCCGTATCGGGGTTGGCAACCGGCGTACCCGCGGCGGCCGGGGCCGCCGACAGTCCGGCCAGCATGAGCGCGGCCGCGAACAGCGCCGCAATTTTGTAACGCATCTTGCTCCCTACCTAACCCGGCCACCCGGACGGCGACCGGACAATCAATGTGCGCCGTACCGGGCGCGAGTGATGAACGACGCCACAAGGACGCACGCGGCGAGGAACACGAGCAGGCCGACGAGGCCGCGGATGGCGCGCGAGCCGCCACCGATGACGCCGACGACGGCGGCGACGGCGAGGCCGAGCAGGGCGGTAAATAGCAGTTGGTCGGCTTGGCTCATGACGGCGATCCTGCCGGGTGTAGCCGGAACCACGAGCTTCCCTCGGCCATAGCCTGCCGGTGCTCGGTGGCGTGCGATGCCCGCCGGGCGTACCCGTACGTGATCCGGTCTCGGATTTGCAGGGGCAGACGCTGCCAGCACGGCCGGCACGCGAACAGGCCGCGGTGGATGTTGTGTGCGCACCCGCCGGGGCATGGGTGCATCGACGTCGGCCGGCCTTGGTGTCGGGCCATCACGCGCCGCCGTCCGGGCCGGGTTCGCCCATGCCGGTCGCCCACGAGTACGAAAGCGTGTTCCGCTCATCCGGTATGCGCACGAGCTCGGAATGGACCGAGCCGCCGTGCCCGACCTTGAGCGTGCACGTATGGCCGTTGTACGTGGCGCCGCACTTACGTCGGGGCATGACGCTCACCTCGGCTATCAGTTGGACACGGTTGCGGATGAAGAAATCCGCGTGCTGCTCGTTGACGCGGAACTCGACGGCGGCGCCATCGGCGATCATCTCGCCCGCGGCGTCGATCTCGTGCATGAGCGTCATCAAGAGCCGCTCACGTTCAACAACGCTGTCGGCCTCGCGTCGAGGAAGGTCGGTCCATACCTGTCGGATCACGGTGTGGCCTTCCTCGGTCCGGTGCCGGCCTTGGCGCCGGCCATGAAGTCGCGTCCCTTGTCGCACGATTCGCGACCAAGCGGCCGGTGCGGGTTGTAGTACGAGCAGAAACCGCAACCCTTGCCGGGGGCGGTGGGCACATCCTGCCAAGGCTCGTCGGCCTCGTCGGCGCCGCGCTCGAGCGCCCATTGCCGCAACGCCGACACCCGGTCGAGCGCGGCCTCGGCGTTGCCGTAGTCCGGCTCGCGCTCGATGACGAGCAGGCCGTCGAGGAACCCGGACCGCGGCCAGAGTGCGAGGTTGATGGTTCGCACCGTGTAGCCGGCGCGCCGCCAGCCGAGGGCGTACGTGTCCAGCTGCACGCCGTACTTGGATGTCGGCGCCAGCTTTTCGGCCTTGGTCGACCGGAACGTGTCGGTGCCTAAAACCTTGTGGTCGTAGATGTCGACGGTGCCGACGGGCGCGCCCTGCTCGACGGTCACCTCGGTTGTCGAGATGAGCTCGGCGAGGTCGGTTGAGCCGCTCATGCCGTCGGTCATCCACACGCGCCGCTCGAGTAGGTAGCGGGCCGGGCCGGCGTTGGCCTCGTTGACGGCGGCGAACGCCTCGGCGAGCTTGGCGTGCACGGCCGTGCCGACGAACGACGCCCAAGGGTCCGGCCACGTCACGGCAGGGAATCCGAGCGCACGGCGCATCACGCGCGCGTCGCACGGGTCGCCGATTTCGGACGGGCCGATTTCGACTTGGTTGGATCGGGGGTCGGCCTGCGCGTACGCCTTAACGACGTCGATCATGCGTTGCCGTTTCGCGGCGAGTTTCGGCGGGACGGTGGCGCCGTCGCTGTCGACGATGACGGGGGCGGCGAACCGGACGGGCGCGAACACGACGGGCTCGATTCGGCCGGGCACCGGGGTCGCGAGGTCGAGCGCGGCCGCGAACGCGCCGGGGCCGGCGGCGATGAGGTCGGATGTCCACGGTTCGGCCGGGCCGGCGACGATCAGGTTTTCGGGCCAGCCGGGGCCGCCCTCGACGACGACGGGCATGGGCATGCCGGCCTCGCTCGGCGAGCGGCCGTCGAGCGGCCAGTCACGGAACGGGGTGGCCCGGTCAACCTGGCGCGCCCAGTCGGGCGGCAACGCGACGTCGGTGGCGGCCGCCCGTAGCGGCTCGGTGAGCGGGCCGTTGCCGACGATGTGGCCGGTGGCGAGTGCCGTCTCGGCGTCGTGGATGGCCGTGCGCATCTCGTCGGCGTCGGCCGGCCCAAACGGATTGTCGCCAATCTTGGTGAACGCGATGCCGCCAACGGTGACCTCGGTCCCAATCGGCTCGTTACCGGTGAGGCCGGGGTATTCGGTCAAGCTGCGTAGCACCGGGTCGACGAACTCACCCGGCACGTCGTACATCGCGGCGACGTCGGCCGCGGTGAGCCGGGCATGCGCCTCGAGTTGGGCGTCGGTGGGCATGTCGTCGCGGGTGCCGGCAAGGTAGTCAAGCATCGGGTGTCCGGGCTCGGCCGCCGGGCGTAGGTGCGACAGAGGAACGCCGAGCCGGTCGGCCATCGCTTCCGGGGTGACGAGGCCGGCCTCGTAGCCGGCCATCGCGGCGGCCGCGCGCTCGTTCCATGCCTCGTCTCGCTCGTCGACAACGATCGGGGCGTGCCACGGGGACGGCGGGGGTAGTCCGCCAGCCGGGTCGGGTGTGATCCACTCGTCCTCGTCGGCGACTTGAATGGGTGCGGCGTAGCGCATCGGGTGCGCCTTTCGTGTGCGGGATGGGCGGCCGACGCGGTGGCCGGCCGCCCGAGTATCGCTAACGGGACTGACAGTGCGAGACGTTGTTGTCCGGGTTGACGAGCGTCCGGCGGGTGAGGCCAGGGAACAGGCACGCCCGGTCAACCCGGTGGAACGTGAGCACGCGCTCGCCGAGCTCGGTGGCGACGTCGTAGTGGCCGGTGCATACGAGCAGGGAAACGGGCGCGCCGTTGTCGAGTACCAGCACGTGCCATTCGGCCGGGTACGGGCACATGTTGATCGGGATGCCGGGTGTGGGCGTGCACTTGCACATGCCGTCCGTCGGGTCGGCGTCGGTGCCGATCCAGTTGAGCCGCGGCTCGGTCATCAGAACCCCCTACGTACGACGTGATTGCACGGGTTGCTCGTCACAATGGAGTACTTGTAAGCCGCGCGGCCGGCCATGACCGAGCCGGGCACCTCGTGCACCTCACGACGGAACCCGGCGAGGACGGCGCCGCATTCCTCGCCGTCGAGGCCGGTCTTGGGGAACCGGCACACGACGACGGGCGCCGGCTCGAATCCGTGATATTCGCCGCACGTGCACCGGTGCTTGCCGGGGTGGGAGACGGCCGGCGAGCCGTCCTCGGGGTTGTCCGGGTCGGGCACGGTCACCATCGGCCGCATGCACCAATGCAGCGTGCCGGGCTTGTCGCCGGGCGGCGCCATCTCACCCCACGTCGCGCCGCATCGGGCGTTCACGAGCGACGCGTCGGTGTGCTCGTCGAACAGCAAGCGGCCGGATACGCCGAGCGCCGGGTCGGTGCGTCTCATCGCGCCGCCACCTTGGTCCGGGCGGGCCGGCGCTTGGTGCCGCCGGTGACGGCCTCGACGGCGAGCAGGTGCGGCGCCGGCAGCCGGTCGACGAGCGGGGAACCGAGCACGGCCGCGCACAACGCGGCGCATCCGGCGGCGTCGGCTCGGCCGTCGTGCCCGTCGGTGTCGAACATCGGGAACCGGCGCGCGATGCCGTCGATTACGGCGCCCTTGCCGGCGTTGCCCTTGCCGGTGACGTACTGCTTGATGTGCGAGTTGTTCGCGACGATGAGCCGCACGTTGCGCATGAGGACGAGCTTGGCCACGGTGTAGAACAGATAGCCGCGCTCGAATACGCCGCCGGATACGAGCTTGCCCGCGGTTGGCGCTTCCATGAGCACGGCCTCGGGGTACACGTTGCCGGACGAGACGAGCTCGACGGGACAGGCGAGCCGCACGATGCGCTCGGCGAGATCGTCGAGGGTGGCGATGAGGACGGCCGGCGCCATGTTCTGCACGCCGTCGACGCCGATGACATGCGTAGCGAACGGGGGCGGCGTGCACGGGTCGGTGGGGTTGAGGGGCGCGACGGCGATGCCGGCGGCCGTGACGGAACAGTCGATACCAGAGACGTACATCGATCCTGCTTTCGGGTGTGGGGCGGTTAGTGCGGGAACGGGGTGGTGATCTCGTACGCGTGCGAATCCCAATGCCAACGCGGCCTGTCGCATAGACGGATCTTGCCGTCGAGCATGGTGCCGCCGTACGCCCGGCAAGGTTGGCCGGACCGTAGACACGCCTGGTCAAGCAGCCATAGGAAGATCCTTCCCACAAGGCTTTGCCTCATGAGCGGCGCATGGTCGACGGTAGTGGCGTCGTGAACCCGTCGGCCGCGTGCTGGACGGTCGCGCACGGCTGGCAGATGAGATGTTCCTCGCCCTTGTACTTCCGCCGGTACCGGGCGTGCGTGGCGTGGCCGGCCGGATTGCCGTCGTGCGCCAGCCTGACGCCGTTCTGGCAGGCCGTCGGGCGGCCGTGATACGCGGACCACCGTGGCCGGTCGACGAGCGTCTCAGCCTGCCTCGGGGGTCGGCTCGTGCCGGCCCGTTCGGGGCCACCGTGCCGGCCGCGCAACCCGAGCCCGACGGGCGTATCCGCCACGTCGAGGCCGGGCAGCGTTTCGACGCCGAGGCCAACATTGTCGGGCCGCCGGTTACGCCGCGGCATTACTTCGTCCTCGCGTCGTCGGTGCGCTTGATGTCGCCCTTGCGGATGAGCTCGCACGCGTCGCACGAGCACCCGCGACGGTGCAGCACGTTGCCGCCCTTATCAGCCGGCGGCTTGGTCTTGGCCATCGTGTGATCTCTCTCTACTCGAAACACTCGGGGTGGATTAGCTCGCCGTCGTCGCGCATCATGTCGTCGCCGACATCGAACCGTTCAGTGCATGCCGCGCATCGGCCGGGGTAGCGCGCCTCAAACGTGACCGGCCGCGGCCGGGCGATTGTGGCGCCGGCCGGCGGCCGCGGCCGACAGTCGACGCACGTGCCGAGCATGAGCTCGTGTTTACAAAGGTCGTCGGTCACGCGCCGACCTCGACGAGCACCCGGTCGACGCGGCCGCGGAGACGGTTGTCATTCTTCCGCGCGCGCTTGGCCTGCCGTGGCGTGACGCGGCCGGGGCCGCTCGAGGTGGCCGGCGCCCGGTGCTCGCCGGTGACCCACTCGACGGCCTGCCGGCGCGCGTTCCGCGTCCGGGCTTGGTCGCGCTGCTGCATGGCGAGGGCGTCGATGGCGACGGCCGGGCCGAACGTCTCGGCAATCCAGTGCGTGACGCGGCGCGATTCGGCGGCGAGCCGGGCGTCGAGCTTGCGGAATTCCTCGGCCCACCGGGCATCGTCGAGCTCGTCGTCGGTGAGGTCGGCGCGGTTGACGGCGGGTACGCCGGGGGCGAGCAGGGAACCGGGGCCGGTGGCGGCGAGCGCGGCGAGCGAGCCGGGCGTTGTGATGTCGCCAACGTGGGCGGCGACGTCGGGCCGTAAGCCGTTGCCGTTCGTGCCGGGTGTCCAGCCGGCGGCGTCGAGGGCGGCGTACCGGGATTCCACTGACACGTGCCCGTCGGGCGTGAGGCCGTGCTTGATGTTGTCGCGGGCGGCCGCGGCCTCGAGCTCGGCGTCGTAGCCGTCGTCAAGGACGCGGCGCACGGTGTCGGCGAATGCCGGCGTGCCGGCGCGCGGCGTGCCGGCGCGCAGCATCATCACGGACGTCGGCGAGACGCGCGCCCAACGCTCGGGCCGGTCGACGACGGCGACTCGGGTGGGGCCGGCCCACGCCGGCATGGTGAGCTCGTGGCGGGGCGCCGGCAGCGTGTCGGCGAACATGACCGGCCGCATGCGCTCGCGTACGACGTCGCGCACGGTGTCGGCCTTGGGCCGGCGCCCGGCGGGGGCGAGGAAGTACCAGCCGGCGCCGCCGACGATGAACGCGATTCCGATGAGGCCGAGGCCGATGGCCTGCGGGTGTACGAGGTTCATGGCGCTGTCTCCCCTTGCGGTAAGTGACGCTGTGCACCTGGTAAAACGCGCGTGTATCCTGCGCGTAGACCTTCCTTGTGCGGGACGGTGGATGGCGACGGCGGACCCTTATTCGGGTGGGGGTCCGCCGTCGTTGCTATGCGGCCGACAGGTCACGCCGCGGCTTGCCGTGCTTGTCGAGGATGTTGGCGGCGATGCCGTAGGCGACAATCGTGCGGTCGTACCAGTAGGGCACCATCACGTCGCGGTCGGTCTCGGGGTCGATGGCGTAGCCGTCCGGGGTCGGGAACGGCTGCACGACGGACGCGCCGGCCTTGGTCCGGCGGATCGCAGTCTCGACGGCGGACAGTTTGCGGCCGAGCCGGGTGGCGGCGTTGCGCTTGGACAGCGCCGGCCCTTTGCCCATCGTGGTTGCCGGCCACGCGACCATGGCGGCGTGAGCGGTGGTGGTTGTCATGAGGTGGCCTTCCGGGTTGTGGGTTGCACGGTCACCGTAGCACCGTGACGGGCGGCAACGGGCCATGCGATGAGGGACAGCTTGAGCGTGCGGTGCAGCATGAGCCACGTACGCGCCTCGTCGCCGCGGCCGCGCATGCTCGCCCACGTCATCAGGTCGAGACACACCTCGGTCATGTGGTCGCGTACCGCCGGGTTGTCGTAGATGCCGGCGAGCCATGCGGCGCGTTCGTTGTTGCCCATGTCTCGGGCGGCCGGCGCGGTGAACCCGACGCCTGGCCGGCGCTGCCCTTCCGCACTGTCTTCCATGATCGTCCTCTCGGGGCGAAACGAGCCGGGGCCGCCGTCGTGCGCGGCCCCGGCCGGGGTGGATGGCCTAACCCTCGTGCGCGGCCTCGTAGTCGGCCGCGGCGGCGAGGTCGTACCGCTGCACGAGCTCGGTCCAGTCGGCGTCCGCGATGCTGTCGACGTCGACGAGGCCGAACCGGTGAATGAACTCGCGGACGATGGCCTTGACGTCGAACTCGTCGGCCGAGCCGTCGAGGGCACGGCGCGCCTGCCACTCGATGTCACGGTCGGTGATCGTCTTTGCCGGCCGGACATGCCGGCTGCACAGCGGGCCGCGCGGCTGGCCGTAGTCGCCGACGCCGACCGCGGTGGCAAGGTTGTCATCCCACATGCAGCGACCGCGGTGAGGGTTCATCTCGTGCGCGGTGGCCTCGTCGGCAAGGAACGCCACGTACCACGCTTCCGTGCCGGCGCCGATGGTGTGGTTGCGGCGAGTCCACATGACGAATTGGTCGGCCTCGTCGACGCGCGAGCCGGGCACCGGGTTCGGGACGAACGCGCCCATGAAGTCGAGGAACATGTTGAGTACGCGCGCCTTGGCGTGCACCTCGTCGAGAGCATCCTCGCGCGCCATCGGCGACCAGAAGTAGTAGCGGTGCCAGCGACCGCCGACGGTGGCGCATCCGTCGGCGTCGGTAATCGGGCCGTCCCACGCAATGAACGTGGTTTCACCGTAGGCGCCGGGGCCGGCCTCGACGACGATCTCGCTGAACCACCGGTGCGTGATGGCGGCCGCGGCCCACGTCGCGAACGACGGGGTGAGGGCGCCGTTGAATCCCTCGGTGGCGAGGTAGTCGAGGCTGAACGGGTGGGTGGGGCCAATCTGGCGCTCGTCGAGATACGCCTCGGCCTCGTCGGCTTCGATCATGGGCGCCCATCCGCCGAGGATGTTGCTATCACGGCCGGCAGCAACGTGCGTCCGGTGCCATGCCTTGATCTGCTCGTTGGCCTGCTCGTTGGCCTGCTTGGCGAACGTGCGGCCGATGCCGAGGGACGCGGCGAGATTGGCGACCGGCTCGGCGTTGCGCTGGGCGCGCAGTTTGTCGGCGGCGTTACGCTGCTTGGCCTCGGCGTACGCGGCGACCTCGGCACGCTCAATGGCGTAGGCCATCCATTCGGCGGACGCCCGGATGTGCTTGGCAACCTTGGTGCCGTTGGCGATGCCGCGGTTGCGGAGCGCCTGCGCCGTCTGCTGGTGGATCTTGATGCCGGCCTCAGCGTTCGGCCAGCGCTCGGCGTTGATGAGGGTGTTGGCGATCCGGCGGGCGACGGGGCCGAGGTTCGTGAGGTTCAGCATTTCGGGTTCCATCCTGTGTCGTTGGGCAACTCGAAAGGCAAGTAAAGCACGGTGACCGGTCAACACGCAACGTGCGCTGTCACCGTGCATAATTTTGGCACAAAGAAACCCGGCCACCGGTTTCGCGGCAGGTGGCCGGGTTCCTCCGATCGTGCGCCTTACGGCTGGTCGGTGACCGGACCCTCGGCGATGGCGATCGTGGTGGCGCCACCCGGCACGACGTCGATGGCTTCCGTGGCCGAGATCGTCTCGCCATCATCCCTGGTCATCGTCACCGTGACGACGGCCGAGCCGGGGTTGCCCGCGACCACGTGGAACGTGGCGCCGTCCTCGGACACGTTCACCGGCACGGCGTCCTCGTTGTCCGACGCCCACGTGAGAGTGCCGGCCGTGGTCGGCTGGCCCTCGCTGTCGAGCGCCGTGACGGTGAGATCGAACTGCTGGTGGTCCTGAATCTGCATGGTGGTGCCTTCCATAGCGGGGGCGACGGGTGCGCCCGTTGACTGATCGGTGACCGGTCCGGCCGTGAGCCGGATGACCTGCGGGCCGCGCAACCACGCGAGGAAGCGCGCCGCGGTGACCAGGATCGCACGGTCACGGTCCGCGTAGAACTCGGCCGCGGCCTGGCCTCGAGCCGGTCGCCGCGGCCAACCGTGGTCGAGCACGGCCGCGGCTAGCGCGCTGTCCTTGAGAATGGAGATGTCCTCCATTGGCTACCTCGTTTCATCGAACCGGCCGAGCCTAGCAGCCCTATCGGGGGATGCGTCGGGCGACGAAAGTGAGCTCGGCGTGCGACGCGTCGATGTGCATCGACGTGCCGTAGATGTCCACGGGGAACGGGCCATACCCGTCCGTCGCCGCGGCCGCCACGGACGCGACCACCGTGACCGACTGTCCCTCGATGGTGCCGGTGGGGTGGAACGTCGCCGTACGCGCCGTGCTGGCACCGTTGGTGTTGTGGAGGTCGAGCACAACGTTGCCGTCGTTGACGAGCGACATGCCATCGGCGGCGTTGCCGGCAACGGGCGTGATCGCGGACACTGCGAGCTTGCTACTCCCCCGGCCATATGTGTTCACCGGAATCGGCGTTACCGCCATCGTTGGGTTCCCCTTCCTTGTGACGCCTGCGGGTCGAGTCGACGAGCAGCACGTATTGAGTCGCGAACTTCCCGACGATGAGAGCGTAGATACCGACTCGGATCACGTCACGGGCGGGAAACTGACCGACGGCCAGGGTGAGCACTCCGAGGCCGAGGATGAGCGCCCAAGAGAGGTTTGAGCCGAGCAGATACCACGAGGTGAGCGACCGCTTGGCGTCGCGCCAGCGGACTACGGTCACGTAGTGGGCGAGGAACAGCACAACGAGCAGCCACGCCGTAACGAGCTCGACGTTTCCCACGACGCCCAACACGCCCATTCATCCCCCTCGCATTGCCGCGCGTAGCCGCTCGGCCAGATGATTCCTGTCGTTCACCCGTTCAAAGTACCTGGCCAGGGTGACGGAACGCTCGGCCGTCGTGTCCGCGGCCGCGGCCTGCTCGGTCACTTCCGCGCGCAGCGAGTCGAGCTCGGCGCGCGACTCGTCGGAAACGGGCGACTCGTCTAGGTGCAGCCAACGCCGCACGGCCGCCATCACGCCGCATCCCGTGCCCGGACGGGCAACGCCTCGACGAGCCGTTGCGTGGTTTCCTGGCCGGTGAGGATGCGCTCGAGGGACGACGCCCACGACTGGCCGGTTGCTATCTGCGCCTTGAGGGTGTCGACGGTTTCGGCGTTGTGGGCGCGCATCTCGACAATTCGCTCGTCGTAGTTGGCGCGCAGCGTGCGCACGATCCATCGGACGAGCCATGCGGTGAGGCCGATGACGGTACCGAGGGTGCCGGCGAACGCTGCGGCCAACGGGTCCACTAGGGCGCCGTGAGGATGTCGTGCGCGGCCTGCTCGGCGGCCGCGAGCCGGGCGCGCGTGTCGGCGAGCTCGGCGGCGAGCTGCGTGATGAGCGCCGACTCGGTGGCGCCGACGTCCTTGACGGCCTTGATGATGAGCGCCGTGTCGACGTTCGTGCCGGCGCCCGACAACGCGGTGACGGCGGCGAGCAGCGCCGTAAGCTGCTTGTCCTGCGCGGCCTGCGACGCGAGCAGGCTGCGCACGTTCGTCTGCGTGTCGAGTAGCGCGGTGGCCGGCGTCTCGGTCGGGTTCGTTGACGGAATGTTTTTGGTGTACCAAACGGTCTTGGCGTCACCGGCGTCGAGGCTGGACATCGGGGTTCCTCCCATGATTGCGGCGATGAGTTGGGCGAGGGTTCCGCGGTAGGCGTTGGCGTCGCACGTGGTTTTGCCGGCGATCGTCGCCGTGCTCGCGTACTGCAAGATCAGCGGCACCTTGCCCGAGTATTCAGACCAGCCAACGAAATCGTCACCCGGATAGAGCAGCTTGAACGGTGCTTGCCGGCTGCTCGGATAGTGCGCGTTCCACAGGTGGCCGGCCCACGCGCCGAGGGTGTCGCCGTACTGTCCGCGCGACGCGTACATGACGACAGGCTTGCCGGTGGCGGCGCGTAGCGCGTTGCCGAACGCGATGCCGACGGATGGGGGCACACTGTCGGTTGGCCAGCGCTCGAGGTCGGTTTGCCAGAACCATCCGGGGAACGTGCGCCACCACGGTTCGGACTTGTCGGCGAGCGCAATGCAGTTGGCCACCTGCGCGGCGATGGTCGGCGAGGAACGCGGCACGTAGTAGCCGCCGATGAGCTGTATGCCGGCGTCGCGGGCCGCGGTGAGGTTGATGCTGTCGAGGGGGTCGTCGTACGAGGCGCCCTCGCCTACCTTGCCGGTGACGAACTCGATGCCCTCGGCCTTGGCCTGGCGCATGACGGCCACCGTGAGCGCGCCGTCGTAGTGGGACGTGTCCCACCCGTAGGTTCGCGCCGCGGTGGCCGTGGCCTTTCCGGACTGTAGTGGCATGGGCCGATCCTACGAGACGACGGCGCCGGTGACGATGAGGGCGCCGAGGACGGCGACGATGCCACCGGCGTAGCCGGCGCCGAGGACGGCGAGCGTGCCGCCGAGAGCGGCGAGGACGGCGCCGATGGTGACGGCGGCCGCGCGGTTGCCGGCGGCGCGCCGGGCGGCCTTCCGCGCGTGTTCGCGTCGCTGCCACGTGGTCACGGTGGTCGGGTGTCCCATGATCGTTTTCCTTCCGGGGCGGGTGATGCGGATGGTGCCGACTGTAGCAGCCTGCACGGTGAACGTGCACTAACGGCCTTGAGAGCTCCGTACGGCCAAGATCACAATCTACCCATCCGACCATGCTGGCCTGTGACCGTTCGTCGGTCTCCGTGAAGTTATACATACTGTGAAGTAACTTAGGCGCCGGCGCGGTGAGTTTTCGCAGGTCACCAAAAACGCCGGCACACAGAGTTACGATCTAGGTAAGCTCGCCATTGGTCGCCGCCAACATGGTCACGTTACCGAGCGAGCCACCGGCCGCGGCGTAGAAACCCGACTTACCGGATGCGCCACCGGCGGCCGGCACCACAACGGCCATCCGGTAGATACGGCCAGTCTTGCCCCCGGCGGCCGCCGGGGCACGCAAACCCATCCGGTAAATCCGGCCGCGCAACGCCGGGGGCGGCGCCGGCACATCCACAGCCATCCGGTAAATCCGGCCAGTCAACGCCGCGGCCGCCGGACGCAACGCGACCGCGTGCCACGCGTACGCGTTCTCTGTTCCCGATGACGTGATGGTCCGCGTGGCGGCGCCCGAGGTCGTCGAGCGCGCGGAATCGTAGACCGCGTGCACGTAGTCGAAACCCGAGCCCGACGTCGAGCCGTGGTCGTACTGCTCGACGTCCGAGCCGTCCGAGGTGGTCGTCGTGTGCGCGGCCGCGAACGCGTGCCGGCCGAACGCCGCGGTGAGCAACTCCGAACCGGTGGTGACCACGGTCACGGCAACCGGCACGGTGGTCACGGTGCCGGTTGAGTTGAGCCCGTTGTTGTGCGCATCGATGGGCGTCGTGTTGTCTACGTCGATGTAGGCGCCGAGCTGGATTGACCCTTTGGCGCCGATCGATGGTGTCCACGTGTAGTTAGCCGGCTCGCTGCCACCGGCCACCTTGTAATAGACGCTGTAATTGATGTTGGCGTTGGACGTCTCGGCGGCGAGCAACGTCCAGCCCGACGGCGGCGTAAACGTGACCGTGGTGCCGATGGCGCCGATGAACGCGACAAGGACGTCACCCGACACCGTGCCGGCCGGTTTGGTGACTACCCATCCGCCGGTGGCGCCGGTGTCATGATCGAAATTCGTCTTGGCGCGTAGCGACGGCGTTGTCATCGGCTAGCTCGCGGCCGTGAGGGTGAGCTCGAGACGGAGGTCGTTGGCGACACCCGACGCGTACGTGATGGCTGCCACGTTCGTCGGGTTGAGCGCGTGCACGATCTCGGTTGGGTCCGCGGTAACGGTCTCCGTCCACGTCTCGCGCGTCGTCGTGTTTTGGATGAGCTTGGCCGTCCACGTGGTCGAGCTCGCACCCGAGCCGAGGCCGAGCGCGAACTCGACGGTCCATCCGGCCGTGGTGCCGGGGTCGGTGACCGTGGTGAGGCCGGCCCGGTACACGCCGGTGACGATGGCCTCGACGTAATCGCCGGTGCTCGTGGTCGTCTCGTCGACGTTGGCGTACTTGTTGGTGTTGTCGGTGACGCCGGTGACGTTCGTGGCCGTGATGTCGCTGATCGGCTTGAGGATGGTGGTGGTCGACAGCGGCGCCAAAGCAATCGTCCACGTGACGATCTGCGCCGGGCTGGCCGTCGTCGTGAACGCCTCGCCGCCGTACGCACCCGCGGCGCCGGCCTGCTTGGAAGCCATCACGCTGTCGCACTTGCCGGTTCCGGACGCCGGCACCTCGCTCGCGCGGGTCGTGTAGCCGGTCGGCGAACCGATCGTGAGGACAACCGAATTCTTGTCGGTGTACCCGGTGATGATGATCGCGTTGTCCGTCGAGGTGGTGACGGTCGGCGTGGCGAACGACGTGAGGCCGGTGCCACTGTCCGTCTCGATGGTATCGAAATCCATGATTGGGCTTGTGGCGTCGATTCCTCGCCACGCCGCAAACGTCATGCTCGTCTTGCTGCCGGTGGTGCCGGGTGTCGCGGTGACGGCCGAGCCGTTGTCGGAGCTCGGCGAGCCGACGGTGCCGGCAGCCTTCCGGTATGCCACGGTAACCGTCATGCCCGAGCCGCCCGACGGCGGGTTGATGGTGCGTAGCACGGTCCAGCCGGCGGGGAACGTGATCGTGGCTTGCGCGCTCGACACCATGGCGAGCATGAGGTCGCCGCCCTGCACCACGGATGGGATGGTGATTGAGGGCGTGCCGGTTGTCGACACGTCGGCTAGCCCCGAGCTCGCCACAAAGGTATCGGTCACAACGCCCCCTTACAGGGTGAATGAGGTATACGGCAGGTAGTGCGCCGAACTGAACGCCGCCGACATGGTGCCCCACGTCGCATCTCCCGATGGTAGTGGCGTGTTCGGGGCGGTGGCGGCGTAGTCGAACATGGCGAAGTAGGCCGCGCTTCCGTGCGGGCCGGCGCCGTGCGTGCGCGCGTACTCAAACATGTCGTTTGTCCACGTCACGGCCGTCGTGTGGTCGGTTACCGCGGCCCGGATACCAATCTCGGCGATGCCCCATGCGACGCCCTTGCCGTCACACCAGTCGCGACACGGCTTGAGCTCGTGCGCCGAGGTGGTCACGGTGTTGTGGAGGTCGTAGAGGTCCCATCCGACGCAATCCACCTTGCCGGCCCACGCCGGCAACCAAAAGTCGTCGGGTACGCCCTTGCTGACGCCGCCGATGAGTGACCAGTTGGTAAAGATCAACTGCGAGTAGACGTGCGGCTTGTTGATGCTGCGCACGATGTCGAGGAACCGCGACGTGGCCGATTGCCACAACGGCACGTCGAGGCCGGACGTGCTGCGCAACTTGACGTCGGGCTCGTGCCAAATGCAGCAAAACACGGGGTGACCGGTCGGAATGGAGTTGATCCAACCCTCAACGAGCGTGTCGTACGCGCCGGACGCCATGCCGGCAAGGGGCGGCTTGGCGCTGTAGACGCTGGCCACCTTGCCGACGTCGGCGCCGGCCGCATCGGCGGCGAACGTCGACAGGAAGTTTGCCTTTTGGTACGTACGCGACATTGACCACGGTCCGGCCGTCGCCCGGATGGCGTCGTACGCGACGCGGCCGCGGGACACGGACGCGCCGACGAGCATGCCGGTTCCGCCGGGCGGTGGCGGCGTCACGCCACCCCCGCCACCCCCGCCACCGGGGTCCGGCGGCGTCTCGGGCGTGCCGCCGTCGAGCGGAACCAACAAGCCGTGTTCCGCGGCCCATCCACGCGCCATCGCTACGGCGTCCGATCAATGAATACGTCGAGATTGTCGCGCATGAACTCGGGCGTGCCGCCGATGCCGGGCGGCGTCGGGCCGGGCCACAACATGAACCGGTCACCGGCGATGGCCGGCCGGCCGCCGACGGGCCAGCCCGAGCCGTCGTTGTTCGTGAACAGCACGGTAATCAGCGAGAGATCCTCGAGCGCGTCGAGCCGGTTGCCGTTGTTCGCAACCTCGTCCTCATTCGCCGTGACTCGCGCGTCGAGGTCGTTGGATGGCAGCCACACCCGCGGGCCGAGGTCGGCCGAGATCCACATGCCCGAGATGCTGTCGGGGCCGTAGAACAGCGGGATTTGCCCGATGGTGTAGACGCCGACGCCACCGGCCGACGTGGTGACGCTCGTAATGGGGGTCACGCCGTCGCCGTCGAGTAGGTCGGTGTACTGCGTGCCGCCGGTCTGATCCGACCAGCACGTGACGTCCGAGCCGCCGAGCAGCTGCGGCGTCACGCCGTCGCCTGCGATGGTGAAAACCCACGCGTCCGATGACGCGCCGTGAGGATGCCGGGCCATGTCTACACCTGCCAACTAGCGGACTCGAAAGTGAGGTTGGTGCCGTTCGGGATCGTGGCCGAGTAGTCCCGAATCTCGACCTTGCCGTCAGAGCGGACGGCGCCGCGAAGCATCGTGTTCCCGATGAACCCGTAGATGGGCACGCCGGCTCGGTACGTCGCCGCCGGTGGTTCCATGCCGGCCGGCACCTTGCCGACGAACGCGTTGGTGTTGGCGGCGAGGGTGCCGCCGGGCCGCGAGCCGTCGCCGCCACGCTGAACCTCGAGGACGAACGTCACGAGCCCATTCTTGCGCCGGCACTGCGCACCGTAGCCCGAGCTCGGAACATTCCAGTCCGGGCAGCCGTTGGCGTTGCCGGTGACGATCGGAACGGGGCCGGTGTCACCGGCGACCGTTGCCCACGAGACGCCGTTGCCGAGCAGTAGGTCACCCGACTCGTATTCGGTGATGAGCCGGCCGGCGAGCGCTGCGGGCCGTACCGACGTGGTGGACGAGATGAGCCGGCCGTCGGTGCCGAGCCATACGCCGCGGCGTTGGACGGCCGAGCTGCTCATTGAGACGGCGCCCGGCGGTACCTGAATCCAGCCGAGGGGGAATTGCACCTTGCCGGTTCCGCCGGGCGCCTCGGTCAGTGGTGTCGGGCCGCTCGCCGAGCCGGCCGTGCCGGTGACGAGCTTGGCCCGTACGGCGTTGTCGGCGGCGTGGTCCATCTCGAGGCACGCGAGGTCTAGCCGTGCCTGCGATGCCGGGTTGGCGGCCGCCGAAAGGATCTCATCGGCGTCGGCTTCCCAACGGATGCCGCGGAACATGACGGGTGCGTGTGCGCGGAAGCGGACGCCGCGGCTGGCGTCGCCCGAGCAGAACACGGGGTACGGGTCGGCCGGCGTGCCAATGATGCCGTCGGGCACGTAGGCCATCCACAGTGCCTCGGTCTCGGCGTCGATGAGGACACCCGACGCACGGCCGCCAGAGGGGTAGGAGTCCTCAGCCACGCTCTTTCCTTCCTAGACGTCGCTCGAGGTCGCGCAACTTGCGGAGCGTGCTCGAGTCGGTGATCGGGTCGCCGCCAATCTGCGGGCTAATCGTCTCACCTTGGTCTTGCCCGTCGGTACGTACGGCGATGTTTACCGCGGTGACGGGTGCGACGAGGGCGCCGGCCCCATCGATTTCGACGGTTACGACGTCGCCGAGGCCGTAGTCACGGCCGAAACGCTGGTCGGCGTTGTCGATCGCGGTGACGCTGATCGATCCTTGTTCGGCGGCTTGGGCGAGGGCGTCGAGGCCGGCGTTGGTGAGCTCGGTGACGTCGTTCGATTCGTTGCTTACGAACGATTCGATGCGCGGCCAGCCGGCGGCGAGCGCGGCCGTGTTCTCAACCTCGACGATGGTGCGGCCGGTGCCGGTGCCGTCGCCGCCGACGATGGCCACGGTGAACGTCGGCGCCTGGTGGCGGAAGCTGTACGCGCGCAGGTTGCCGATTGCCTTTGAGTAGCGGATGAGGCCGCTACGGTCGGTCGGCGCCTCGACCTCGAACAGTAGGACGCCGGTTGACCGGTCGATGCGGTAGATGAGTCCGCCACCGGCCGCGGCGACGGCGCGTAGGTCGTCGGTGAGTAGCCCGAACCGTGACGAGTAGGTGATCGTGGTGCCGGCGGCCGCCGAGCTGCCGAGGGCGAGGCCGGGCACGCGCCGGTTCAGTAGGGCGCCGGGGCCGGCGTTTTCGTTGACGAGCGTCCGCATGATCGTCTTGGCGTTGGTGGTGGTGAACGTGCGGCGCGCGGTGACGGTTTGGTGTTCGCTGTCGTTGGCCGGCGTCGGGTAGGTGAGCCGGCCGGCGAGCGCGGCCCGGTCGTCGCCAGCGTAGATGACCATGGTGCCGGGGTCGGCGTTCTGTCCGTCCGCACTCCAGTCTTGGTCACCGGGTCGTTCGATGGGGCCGCCGGTGAGGTACGTCCAGCCGGTTCCGTCGTCGCGCAAAACCTCGAGCCGGTTGCCGGGCTGGGCGAGGTCGGTCCAGCTCGGCGACGTCGGTACGGTCACGGCCATCGTGTCGACGGAGTTGAGCCGTAGCGCGATGTCGAGCGCCGTCCACGAGTCGATGACGTTGCCGATGGGTACGAGGTCGGCGCCGGTGAAGTAGACGATGTAATCGGTGTTCATCTATCACGCCTGCTTGTAGCGCTTGACGAACTCGAGCGTGACCTTGGTGTCTGCGCCCGAGCCGGACACGGCAAAGTCAATCGCCGATGTTCCGCGCGGAACGCCCCACAACGTCGAGCCGGGCAGCGTGAGCTTGTCGAGTAGCGACAAGTCGGCGTCGTCGAGGATGCGCGGCGGGTCCGAGGTGATCCGTACCGACTGGCCCGAGGTGAGGGTGTGCGTGATTGTGAACGCCGCGGTGGTGCCGTCCGGTCGGACGATGGTGGCCGTGATGCCGGTCATGGGGCCGTCAATCGTCCAGTCCGCGGAGGTCGGTAGTTGGCCGGCGTTGACGAGCGTCGAGTTGCCGAGGGTGCGCCCGGACGAGACGCGCGGGTACGGGGCGAAGAATGAGCCGCCCGAGGTCGACTCGCGGACGACGCGCACGGGCACCGGGTCGTACCAATAGCCGCGGGGGCAAAACAGCTGGACGGCCACGAGGTCGTTTGACCAGTCGTCGCCCTGCCCGTTGTCCCATCCGGCGTAATAGGTGCCGTCGATGCGGCGTTCGCTGCCGTCCGGCCGGACGATGCGCAGCGTTCCGAGCCCTTCCTCGGTGGTGCGGGTAAACGCGTCCTCGACGTCGCGCCACGGCGCTAGAAACGTGTCTTGGTCGACGCCCTCGACGGCGATGGGGAGCGTGACGATGCGCGGTTCGTAGCGGGCCGAGTTGATGCCGGCGCCGCCACGGGGCCGCGGCGACGTCGACAGGGTGATCGGTTGCGAGCCGAGGCCGGTGACGCCGGCCGCGAGGAAATAGCCCTGGTCGGCGTCGACGAGCGACCACTCGCGGCCGGTCGGGTCGATCCAACCGGCATAGGCGTACTCAAACGTGCGGCCGGGTGGCCGGACGTCGACGATGGTGCCGCCGGAACCTGCGCGTACGGGCATGTCAGTTACTCCTGTCCGCGCGTTGTAGGGCGTCGTGGCGGGCCGTGATCGCGGCGAGCTCGGTCACGCCGATTGTGGTGCCGGCGGCGTTGATCGTCCAGTTGTTCGACACTGCCCTCACGGCGGCCGTAGCGAGCGCCGACGTGCCGGCGCGCCCGATGCCTAGGGTGGCGGCCGTCGGTGGCTGTAGCGCGCGCACGAGGGCGGCGTGCGCCCTCGGCGCGTGCTGCTCGATACCGACGGCGTAGCCCTCGATGGTAAACATGCCCATCTCGGCGTATAGCTTGCTGGGCGAGCCGATGTGAAGGAATTTCTTGGCGGCGTTCCATCCGTCTTTTACGGCGCCAACGATGGCGTCGAGCACCTTGCCGGCGTTGTCCTTGATGCCGTTGACGAGGCCGTTGATGATGTCGCTTCCGAGCTGCTTGACGTCGGATATGAACCCGTTCACGAATGTTGTGATCTTGCCGGGCAGCGATGAGAAAGCGTCGACAACCTTGCCGGGTAGTCCCTTGGCGATGGCGACGGCGTTTGAGACGCCGGTCGTGAACTTGGTCTTGAGATACGACCACGCGGCCGCCACCTTGCCACCGATGAGCGAGCCGAGGGCGGCGATGGCGGCGACGACGCGGCCGGGTAGCGCCTTGGCGAGCGCAACGGCGTTGCTGACGCCGGTCGTGAACTTGGTCTTGACGTTCGTCCAGAGATTCGAGATGCCGGTCACGAACCGCGTCACGAGGTTTGTGACGACGGCAATGGCCTTATCGCGCAGCGAGGTTACGAGGGCGACAACTTGGCCGGGGAGCGCCTTGGCCTCGGTGACGACGAGCCCGACGCCCTTTTTGAACAGCGCGACGGCCTTGTCAAAAAGGCTTTGGATGAGCTGCGCGGCCTTGATCGGCAGGCCGACGAGTAGGCCGATGATGAGGCCGATGGCGAACCCGAGCGCCTTGAGCATGCCGAGGCCGGCGGCCTTGAGGGCGCCGATGAGTACGCCGGGGAGCGCCTTGAGGGCGGCGAGCGCTCGGCCGGGGAGCGCCTTGAGGAAGTCGAGAATGTCGGTGCCGAGCCGGGCGAAAAATCCGCCGATGCTCTTGCCGATGCCGACAAAGAAACCGCCGATGCGGCCGGGCAGCTTGCTAAAGAAATCGCCGATGCTCTTACCGATGCCGGCGAAAAACTTGCCGATGGCCGAGAAAGCCGTGCCGAGGCCGTTGAGGATGGCCTTACCGACGGACGCCCAATTGATGCTTTGGATGAACTTGCCGAAGTGCTCGAGCGGCCCAATGATCTTGGTTAGTGGCGACAGGATCGACGTGAGCGCCTTGGCGATGAGCTCGAGCAGCGGCGCGATCGCCTTGGACGCGAGCAGCGAGACCAGCACGGCCGCGAGCTTGATGACGGGCGCGATGATGTCGACGGCGATGACGAGTAGTTGCGCGATGACGTCGATAAGCGGCGTGAGGGCAACCACGATGTCGACAACCGGCGGAAGCAGCTGCAAGAGCGCCGGGATGAGCGGGGCGAGTGCCTCGAGCAGCGTGCCGACGATCGGCGCCAGCACTTGCAGGATCGGGGCGAGCGCCGAGCCGAGCGCGGCGACGATGGCGCCGATGGGGCCGCCGAGCTGCAAGAAAATATTGCCGATGACCTGTAGCACCGGGGCGAGGCTCGTGGCGAGCACGGTGCCAACTTGCACGATGATCGGCAGCAACGGCGTTAGCGCGAGCGTGAGCCCGTTGACGAGGCCAGAGATCACCGGAGCGAGCGCGGCGATGATCGGGGACAGCCCTTGGACGAGCGCGGTGATGAGCTCGGCGATGACGGGCAGCACCGGGGCGAGGGCGCCGGCTATCGAGCCGAGGGCGGCGCCGAGGGGCGCGATGGCGGGGGCGAGCGTCTTGAGCGCCGGCCCGAGCGAGTTGAGTAGCGGCGTCAAAATCGGGGTGATACCGGCGACGAGCGAGCCGATGAGAGGCAGCACGGAAGACAGGACGCCGCCGATGGCCGGCGCCAGCACGCTCACGGCCTGCCCGATGATCGGCGTTACCTCGGTGAGCGCCGACTTGATGTCCGGAATGACGCCTTGGAACGCACCCGATAGCGCCTGTCCAATGGTGTCCTTGAATGTGGAGAAAACGCCGAGCAGGGTGAGCGACTGCTTTTCCATCGCACCCGCGGCGCCGGGGAACTGCTGCATGCCCTTGAGCAGCTGATTTACGCCGTCGCTCGCGTTGATGGTGCCGGCCGAAATCTCGTCCATTACCTTCGCTTGCGTCTCGCCGCGGACCGAGGCGAGGGCGGCGACACCCGAGAATCCGGGTAGGGCGTTACTGAGCTGGTTGATGTTGTCGAGCGTGAGCTTGCCGCGGCTCGTGATCTGCGAGAGCGCCAGCGATACCGAGTCGAGGTTTTGCGCGCCGCCACCGGTGACCGAGACGACATTGCCGATCGTGGTGAGGAACGGCACTAGCTGCTGTTGTGTCTGGCCAATGCTCTTGGCCATGGCGTCGAAACGGCCGGCGGTGGTCGTGAGGTCGGTAAATTGGAACGGCGTTACGGCGGCGAACTTTTGCAGCTCTTTGAACTGCGCTTGACCCTTGGCAACCGAGCCGGTGAGCGAGTTGAACGAAATTTGCGTTTGCTCGAGGGACGCCGCGGTTTTGAGGCCGAACCCGGTGAGGGCGGCGAGGCCGACGCCGATGCCGACGGTTGCCGCGGTGAGGCCGGTCTTGAGGATGCTGCCGAGTCCGCCGAGCGCGGAACGGGCGCCGCCCTTGAATCGCTGCCCGAACGACTTGCCGGCTCGGTCGCCCTCGCCCTCGACGGCCGGGCCGATGGAACGCCGGAGCTCGCCAGCAATCTCGCTCTGTAGCTTGCTGGCGAACCCCTTGGCGCTCGGGATGATCGTGACGTACGCGGTACCGACCTCGATGGCCACGCCGCCGACCTCCCGTCACTCTGTCGGGGGTATGGCCCGTTCAATGTCTCGAGCTGCCTGCTCTCGAGCGTCTTGGCCGGGCTCGTACCCTGGCGCCGGCAAACCCGGCGCCCGTTCGTGCATCGGCGCGCGGCCTGCCATGCGCGCCAACTCTGCCATCATCTCAGCCGGCGAACGGCCGGCCGAGCCACCGAAACGCGTCTTACCGTCGTCGTGCTGCACGCCGGGCCGCGGTAGCGGCGTCGGCCTCGGACCCTTGCCGGCGCGCTGCCAATTCGCCTCTGCGAGCCGGTCGTGCAGTCCGGCAAGTAGGTGCGTCTCGAGCGTCCACTCAAATCCGTCCGCGAGTAGCTGTCGTGCGTGGGCCGAGTCCCTGTGCGGGTTGCGTATCCAGCTCACGAGCTCGGCTAGCGTCAAATCTCGTACGTGCCAGCCGGCTCGCAAGAGGTCGGCTTGTATGGCGTCGCCGTGGTCACGTAGCTCGGCGACGACGCCGGCTATTCCCCCTGGCGCAGCCCCGAGATACGTACCCATTCCTCGAAAAGCGCGTTGGCCTGGCGTAGCGACTTGCGACCCTTGCTGAACGAAAGCCAACGCTCACGCGCGGCCTCGTCGACTTCCTCGCCGCGCTCCTCGAGCTCGTCGTCGGGCGCGTCGCCGAGGCCGTACCGGATGGCGACGAGGATGCCCTCGAGGTTGCCGGTGTCGGCCACGGCAACGACGTTGAGGTCGATGTCGCCGAGGTCGCACAGCTTGTAATCCTCGCCGCCGAGTACGAACGTGAAACCGTCGCCGCCGGTGAGCTCGTCGAGGTTGAACGCCTCTCGTGAGCTCCCGACGGCGGCGAGCTTGCGCGGCTTAGCCGACTTGGCGGCCGGCCGTGCCTTGATGGTGTTAGCCACTGGTGATGGTCCTTTCGGGTGTGGTTGGTGCGTCGAGCTAGGCCGTTATGCGGCCGGCGCCCACGACGCCTTATCGCTGAACTTGGTGCACACGACGCCGGCCACCGGGTACATGGTGATCTCGACCTCGTAGCCGATCTGCGTGTCCGACTTGTAGGTGATGTCCGACCGGTTGGAAACCTCGCCGTCCGCGATGTAGATGCGCAGGTGGTCGTTTCCGTCGATGATGTCGAGCACGAACTTGCGGCGGTCCGGGCTCGGAACCATGACGTCCATCCGGTAGCCGGTGGAACCGTCCGAGACGACGACGCTGCCCTTGTGGAACAGCTCGGCCGCCTCGCGCTTGTTCTCGATCATCATGAACTTGATCGTGGCCTTGCTCGCCGAGATGACCGTGCGGACGATCGTGCCGCCCTGCCACGCCTTGATCTCGGTCGTCGTGTCGTTGTACGCCTCGGTGATGCCGTTGTCCGAGATGTAACCGAGGTCGGCGAACAGCACATCGAGCGTGCTGATTGCCGTCGTCGGCGGCGTCGGCGCGTCGCCGTTCGCCGTTCCATAAACGGCGCCCGTCACGGCGACATTCACGTTTGCGGATGAAGTGCTCACGCTGTGTCCCTTCCCTGCTAGGCGCCGCTGGCGCGTAGACGTGTCTCGACCGTGAAAAGAATGATCTCACGCGCCGGATTGATTGGGTCCTCGAACCGTCCGAGGCCGATGAACTCGGTAGATTGGCCGATCCGGACCCCCGCGACGACGAGGCCGCGAGACTGTGTGACGAGGCCGAGCACGAGCTCGCCGAGCTTGGCGGCGTTCTCGTCGTCGTCCTTGCTGTCGGAGAAATACCAAATTTGGTAGTCGATGCGGGGCGCCGTCTCGGCGACGCCGACGCGCACGCCGCCCGAGCGTCGCACCCGGACGAACTTGGCCGGCAGGTTACCCGGCGGGTACTTGGTGCCGACCTTGACGCCGACGATGAACGGGTACGTGCCGGGGTCGAGGCCGGCGAGCGCGTCGGTGAGCATGCGGACCATGGTCTTTTCGGCGGGTGCGCCGATTACGAGCTCGGTCATCGGGCGGCGTCCGTCGACTGTCCTAGAACGCGGTGGTGCGCCTCGATGGCGCGTGCGGCCGGGTGCTCGGCGACGACGCGCGCGCGTGACCGATTCTTGCCCTTGCCCATGATGACCTTGGCTTTTACGCGGGCCGGCGAGTCGGGCACGGTTTGGCCGGCGTCGCGCGCGCCGACGTCGATTTGTTCGTACCGCCGGTTCGCGGCCTCGGCCACCCGGTCGGCGCGCTGCTCGATGTCGACGGCCACGCCGTCGGACAGCAAGAGCGCCCGGATGCCCTCGCGGTTGAGCTCGATGCGGATTTCGCCAGTCTGCCAGGTCATCCGGCCACGTCCACGAGATAGAGCTCGACGTGATCTAGGACGCCGGTGGAGTACGCGAGCGGCTCGCCGTCGACGTCGTAGACGCGGCCGCTGAACCGTGCGCGGTCGAGCGCGCCGATGTCGGCGCCCGGCGGGGCGATGACGAGCCACCGGCGGCCTACGGCGTCGCGTGAGCGGCCGTCGACGGTCTCGGGGGCGGCGACGGGCTGCACGGAACAGCCGGTGAGGTCGAGCTCGTCGGGCGCCGTCCAGTCGAGCACCGTGTTGCCGAGGCCGTCGGTGTCCTCGGTGCCGCGTAGCCGGGTGATGGTCTGCGTGGCGAACGACAGAGGCAGGATCATCGGTAGCCGCCCATGTAGCCGGTGAGCCGGGCGCGCTCGGCCGGGCTGATCTCGATGCCGGCGAGAGTGCCGTCGGGCCGCGGGGTGGGTCCGGCGATGAGGATCTGTCCGGCCTGCTGGCGGCCGATGGGCAACGGGCTCGCGAACGCGCGGCCGGCCAGCTGGCACGCGAACAACTTGAGGTCGATGGGGTTGTTGACGAGGCCGTGTGTGGCCGTGATCGTGGCGGCGTTCTGGCGGAACGGCCACGTGTAGCCGGCGCACGCCTCGTCCCATACGAGGGCGCCCGGACCCCAAAACGAGCTTGTCGACGTCGGGAAAAGGGTGATGAGGCCGGCGCGTGTCCACCGGTAGGCGGTGGGGTCGAGCTCGGTGTCGTCGGCGTTTTGCCAGTGCAGCACTACCGATGAGACGTCGGCGACGCGCGACGCCGGCAGCATCAAGTGCCGGCCGCCACGCCCCTCGACGAGTAGCTCGTCGTCGACGAGCTGCGGCCAAACCTGCCATCCGCACACGTTGCGGATGGCGAGCGACGCCGCGGCGAGGTAGAGCTCGGCGCTCGCCGTGTCGAACTCGTTGAGCGGCATGCGCGCGTACGCGGCGAAGTCGGCCGCGGTCGCGAACGGGTCGTACGTCGAGAGCTCATCCACCGGTCAGCCTTCCGCCACTGGTCTAGCTGTGGCTACGGTAGCCGGTCGCGCCGTGCCGACGGTAGACGGCCGGACGGTGGGCGCGCCGGCTGGCCGGGCCGTGCGGTGTACGACGTGCGCGGCCGCGGTGAGTTGCACGGAAGCGGCGAGGGCGAGGGCGGCCGAGATCGTCGAGTGGGCCGCGGTGAGGGTGGCCAACATGTCGACGTCGGCGCCGAGCTGCACGGCGCCGCGGCGTTGGACGATGCCGGCCGCGGCGAGCTCGAGCAGCGCGGCGAGGTCGACGGCGCCGCGAGCCACGCGCGTCGCGCCGGCGCCTAGCTGAACGGATGAGGCGAGGTCAACCGTTGCGCGTCGGACGGGTGTGGCGGCCGCGGTGAGCACGGTGCCGGCGGCGAGGGCGACGGCGGCGCGCCGCTGGACGGTGCCGGCGGCCGCGAGCGCGGCGGCCGGGGTGAGGGCGACGGCCGCCCGGCGGACGGGTACGGCCGCGGTGGTGAGCACGGCGGCGCCGGCCAGCGTGACGGCCGCCCGGCGGACGGCGATGCCGGCCACGGTGAGCGCGGCCGCCGGGGTGAGCGTGATGGCGGCGCGACGCTGGACGATGCCCGCTGCGGTGAGGGTGCTGGCGCACGTGAGGGCGACGACGGCCG